ATACGGATACGGATACGGAGATGGAAAAGGGTACGGATTCGGAGACGGAGACGGAGACGGAAACGGGTACGGATTCGGAGACGTATCCGTATCCGTACCCGTAGGCGGAGACGGAGACGGAAACGGAAACGGAAACGGAGACGGACACGGACACGGAGACGGAGACGGAAACGGACACGGACACGGATGGGTGACAATGGATGGAAATGGATAGAAGAATGATCAAAATTATAATTGCACAAAGAGGCTGGGTTTATGTTGGACGATTCGAGCGGCAGGGGAACCATGTCGTTCTGACGGATGGCGCCAACGTTCGCAGGTGGGGCACACGAGACAAGGGGCTAGGCTATCTCGCGGAAAGAGGGCCGACGGACGATACGGTACTAGATCCGTGTATCCGACCTATCGAGATGCTGGAGTTGACAACGGTCGCGCAGCACGAATGCAACGAGGAGGTCTGGGATAAAGTCTTAGACGACCTTGAGTTGCCAGAGTGAGTAGTCCGAGCGCAATACCTGACTACGACCGAGTGCAGGTTTACGAAGACCAGGCGATCGAAGAACTCGGCGCGGTGCAGTGCTGGTCCGCTGGGCTAGTTGACGCTGGAGACGGAAACGGAAACGGAGACGGAGACGGATACGGAGACGGATACGGATACGGATACGGATACGGATACGGAGATGGAAAAGGGTACGGATTCGGAGACGGAGACGGAGACGGAAACGGGTACGGATTCGGAGACGTATCCGTATCCGTACCCGTAGGCGGAGACGGAGACGGAAACGGAGACGGAAACGGAGACGGAAACGGAAACGGATACGGAGACGGAAACGGAAACGGATACGGAGGCGGATTCGGAAACGGAGACGGATACGGAGACGGAGACGGAGACGGAAACGGAGACGGATACGGAGACGGATTCGGAGACGGATGGGTGACACTGAATGGGTAAATCACAAAGAGACAAAGGCAAGCGCGGCGAATACATCGCAAGGGACTGGCTTAAGCACATCTGGCCGAGCGCGAAACGTGGCGCGAACCAGAGCAGGGCTGGGAACGAGGCAGCGGACGTGGAAGGTACTCCCTTCTGGGTCGAGGTCAAGATCGGGGCTAGGCCCAACATCATGGCAGCGATGAGGCAGGCGCAAGAGGCCACGGACGGACGCCCGTGCTTGGTCATGAGCAAGAGGGACCGAGAAGGGATGCTGGTCACGATGACGGTCGAGGATTGGCTGTGGTTGGCGAGAAAGGCGGAGGGATGATCGAAATTGAGAAGGACATCCCGATCCCGCCAAGGAACCAGGACAAGAGCAAGTACCCACTGGACGAAATGGTCAAGGGGGACTCGTTCGCGGTTCCGGCTCCAACTGACAAACTGCTCCTTGGCCGACTGAGAAGCAACATCTCAAACGCGTGCGGCCGATCTAGGGACAGGAATAATGATGGACGCGCGTATGCAACCAGGGTGCTACTTGAAGACGGGGAGCACGTGCTAAGGGTGTGGAGGACAAAATGAAAGAGGAAGAGAAAATGAGACAGTTTCTAATGGGGTATGACGAGTTGGGGAACAAGCGCCAAGAGCGGAGGCTGATTACCTGGTACGACCTGGCGATCGTCGTCGGACTAGGACTGGCACTAGCGGCGGGGGTGATGTCGTGAGTATCACTATGGCAATAGTTGGGGGAGTGATTGTGCTAGTGGGTATCACAGAGACGATGGCAAAGGCGCCGACCTGGCCGGGAACGGTGTTGGGAGCATTCGCGATTGCGTGCGGCACCGCAATAGCAATAGCCGGGGCACTGCTATGAGTGCCCCCAAGTTCCGGCGCATTCCGCAGACGAGCTCCAGCTATGGGTTTCACTTGATCAAGAACGAGGACGACGAAAGGACCCCGCTCGAGGCTGCGCTGTGCAATGATGCGACTGCGGAGATGGACAAGGACGAGCTCGAGGACGACGAGAAGTGGGCAACCACGAAGACGTACGCAGAAGCGATGCAGGCGTTTGAGAAAGGAAGTTGCGATGAGTGACAAAACCATCACACTGACCGAGTTTGTAAGGTCTGACTTTATGCGCCGCCTCGCAGCAGAGAGCCCATGGGATCCGGGATCGCAGGTGGTTGCGGAAGAGGCCGAAAGAGAACGAGAGGGAAAACGAATGAGTGAAGATCAGACCCCAGCCTGGCGACAGGTATTGGACAGGGACAAGGCCGAGGCCAAGCACACGATCGAGCCGGATATTTTCGAGCACCCAACAACGTACTCGGATAAGTTCGAGAAGGCGGCCGTGCTAGTGGGTGAGCAGGTGGCTGAGATACGAGAGTTGAAGGAAACGATCGAGAATCTGAACGAGCACAACGCGAGCATGTTTAGGAGTTGGAGTAAGGCCCTGGGGGAGGTCCGGGACCTAAAGAAGGGGGAAGAGCGACAACTCGCACACACGGACAGGCTCCAGCGCTATGTGCGTGACGCAGACGAGTCAGCGACTGAGTTGAAGCAACAGCTCAAGGTCATGACCGAGGACCGGGACGAGTACCAGAAGGCGTTCAGGGACCAGTGTGCGTTCCAGGACATCACAGGGAAGCTCGCAGATGCACCCAGGGACGTGCTCGAGGCTGTGAAGGCTGTACTAAAAGGACAGCAGGATACCGCACAACCATTCATAACTCGGGGCATGCAGGCTCTGGTGGGCCAACCAGAAAAACTAGAGCGTGAGTGGCGACGTCGCACTAGCACCGACGCAGAACTGGATGCCGTGATGGAAGGCGCCACAGCGGACGAATGGGCCCTTGTACGTGGCGCTGCGATGGGCGCCGCTACCAAGCTTATGCTCGAGGGACGCAGCGAGTACGGTGCCTTCCAGGCTGCGACTGAGACCAGAACCCCGGCTGAGCTCAGGGCCGAGGGGGCTGCAGAGCACGAGGACGGGAATACGTACTATCGAATGGCGGACATGGTGGAGAGGGCGCAGGGGTAATGGGGGTAATGCGATGTGATAGGTACCGATGCGAAAACATCATGTGTGACCGGTACTCCATCGACTATGGGAGTATCTGTGGTGAGTGCTTTGATGAGCTCGAGGCTTCGAAGACGATGGACATTGGGCACTTTATGGCGACCCCGAAGGCGAAGCAGCCGCTGGGCGTGACGATTAACTATGACGCGGTGTTTCCGGTGGACCGATGAGCATGATAGAAGCAGTCCTGATCACACCAGATGGTTTCTTCAAGATAGTCCATGCACCGCCAGGAGCCCAGTCTATTGATGTCGCGGGTCGAGATGTGGCACCTATTGCGTCGATTCCACCTGGGGGTACTATCCCTCGGCCCTATGATGCGGTCGCGCGACGTACATACCAAAGGGTTCGCTATTGGGTTGGTCCACGCCACGAGCCGTTGCTTTATCAAAAGCCAGCTATGTTCGCAGAAGACCCTAGCAGTGTCAGCGACTCAGTAATTGAACAGGTTTTACGCAACATCGGTGCGCTGGAGGAGCAGTGGGCTAAGCCGTCAAGGCTCCAGGTCGAGAACAAACTCAGGAGAAAGACCCTGGGGCTGAGTAATGCGCTGGACAGGGGGCTGAATCCAGAAGAGGAGTCGATCGCACTGGATATCTATGAGGAGAGCGGGCAAAAGGCCGCAGAGGATTGGCTAAATGGAAAGTGAGATACTTCGCGCGTATGTGTCGCACGCCAAGTTTGTGGCAGACGAGTGCGCCATTGAGAGCGTCAGTGCTGCAGTGGCAAGCATTGCTGCGCTTGCCTGCGGTCAACCGCTGCACGCTGCACGCCTAGCTGTGGCTAGCTCTCGATGCGCCATAGCGGCGACTGTAGTGCGAACCGCTACCCTCACCCTCGAGGTAGAGGATGGCGGGGGATACTTTGACATGGCGGACATGGTGGAGAGGGCGCAGGGATGATTGAAGGCGTGAAAGAGAAGATGATTGAGCTAGAAGAACGGGTTTCCAGACTCGAGGCAATGCTCGACGGGAGTGAGCCAACTGGCGAGCAATCGATGCGAATGCGCTTTTGCCAACACTGCAAAGTGAGGCACTCACGCACTCGAGTCTGTGGCCCTGCCAGTGACTCGTGAGCGTACCCTCACCCCTCTGAGATCCGACGTACGTGCTCGGGTGCTCGCGTGGGAACTCTCACGTGATGAAAGCCCTTCCAAGCCCCTTCCACAGGGACACAGCCACTTAGGAGATGCTAAATGAGCAAAGAAATAATCACAGGCGCCGAGTTAGAGGCACTGGAAACCATTGTCAAGGACGCCCTCCAGGACCCCTGGGTGCGCCTCGATTTGAGCCACATCGCCGTCTCGGGCAGAAGTAATACAGCCATAACCCGAGGAGATGTGTTTAGACTAGTCGCAGAAGTCCGACGACTGCGCGAACAAATCGCCACAATGCAGTCAGACTGGGATGCTGAGGATGAGGAGATCGAGCGCAAGCTAGCTGAGAAGTACGCCGAAGGAATGCAGCTGAATCAGGACGCGATGGATCTCGCAGACGACCTTGACCACGAACGCAAACGCGCCGAAGCATGGAAGGTTGCTGCGGAGATGATGGATTCCGAGTTTAATCCAACTAAGCTGTGCGATTCAGACGAGATGGTCGAAGCGCTCGAAGCCGCCCGAAAACTAGAGGAGACCAACAACCAATGACCAAGTACCTGTCCAAGACCCCATTCTCCTCGGGCGCCAACTCGAAGGCGTACCGAGATAACTACGAGCGCACGTTCGGGCGCAAGACTGAGGAGGCCGACAGTGAGCCAGTAGATGAGGGCTGCCCCATCGAAGATCACCAATTCTGCCCAAAGTGTGGGTTCTGGGGCTGCGTGTTCTGCGATAACTGCAATTGCGAGGACGAGTAATGCCCGGTACTAAGTGGCAGAACGATCGCAGGATTGGCCACATGTCGCTTAGTGACAGAATGATCTGCCGACATCACCTGTGTCTCAGAAAGGTATCACCCGAGGATCTGGCGGTTGCCCTGGACGTTATGGAGGAGTCGGGGGTAGATGCAGCTCTCCACTGGCTGGGTATTAAGCGGATCGCCGTGTCGAAACTAATGGCCATGACGACACGCGGCGCTGGTAAGACTTTGGCCATGCGCCAGTTTATGCGACATCGTATGCGCGTCCTTGGACTCCCGACTGGCCACGTGTTTGCACCGAGACTCCGCAGGCGTCTATACGCAGCAGTTACCTCTTCCGCCCCTTTGAGATGATCTTGCGCTTTCCCTTGGCCACTTCCTCGCGCACGGTCTTGTCCTTCATCAGGTCCCTGGACCCGATCTTGACCAACTCGAACAACCTCGAGACCAGGTCCCTTGTCGCGCCTGTGAGCCTGCTTGGGCCTACGCGCGTCTCAAAGGTATCGCCAGACTTAACAACCTTGAGCTCGTCCGCGAGCTTGCCCGAGTCGTTAAATAGCCTTGTGCCCGTCCGACCTTCCCTGCGCCGCTTCGCGATCGTGGACTGAGCCGCGTTCTCATCGATGGCCCGGATCTGGTCCGCGACCACGTCCCGAATCGCCTCCGCTGGACCCCTCGCGAGTTCGTCCTCGTCGAAGGTGTGGACTAGGGGCTCGCTCTTGACGCGGATCGAGACCGTCTGTCCAGGGTTTTTCCGCCTTTTGAGCGATTTATATTCGTTAATGGTTACGCGATCTTTTTTGGTTGCCATGGTATTCCTAGTCTCTTTCTGAGCCGGATTAAATGTCTAGTAGACATGCCAAGTAGTTTGGACATCTGGGTATTATTGTCTCCCCGAGCGGCTACCACATCGGTGATTACACGCCTAGCCGCCGCGTCCATCGCGTCCTGGAGTAGCCCATTTCCACCGAGGTCGTTGGCGCACGCAAAACAGGGTGCAGCCGATGTCATTTTGTCAATGAACTCAATCAGCCTAGGGCCATGGGTGAAGTACTCACCCCTGACCCGGTACTCATCAAATATGCGATGTAACTCCCCCTCCGCCGCATATCCGCCATGCATTAGCCCGAGGATCCTATTCCCGTGCCCCTTGATGTTTTCAACACGAAATATCGGGTCAATACTGGCTCCGATCTTGAGCAGTCCATCAATTTCAGCAATGTAGACAGCAACCCCACCTCGGTTGTTTGAGCAGTCCATGCGCCAATCGTCTCACAGTATGACCTGAAAGTCATACCTAAATTGACGATCCGGCAAGCAGTTTGTCAATTTGGCACAAAAGCGTGGCAAAATAACCCGGGTATGGCTGGGGACCGTAAGAGTGCTGTTGATCGCGCCATTGAGGCAGTCGATTCGGCGCAAAATGACGCACCAGACCTACAGCTGCACGCCCGCTCACTCCTAACCTTCACCGGACTGGCGAACGCATACGCAAATCTTGCGGAGCGGGCATCCAGTGAGTGTACTCGAGACGAGTGCGCGGCCATGAACGTCGAAGTCAAGGTCTACAAGGCGTTCGCGGAGATCCAGGCCCAGGTATTCGAGCATGAACTCGACGCACGCGGCACCGCGAAACTGCAAGACCTTGAGGACCTGATCACCAGAAGGGATTCGGGTGCTGGGAGCTTCAGCGAGGAAGACGAACTACCGAAGGCAACGAACTGATGAGCTTACCAGCCAGGACGGCTCGCGGTTCGTCGATCTCGCTATCGAGATTCGGACTGTTCGCAAATCCGACGAAGGGTCTGTTCTGCGCGGCACCGATTTACCGCCGCTCGTCACTATCGCCGAACCCATCCGAATTGGTGGACGCTATGACACCCGGACCCGAACTTTTCACGGCGAACCCGAACGGTGGACCGTTTGGTACGTCGGCGAACGACAGCGAGAAATCCTGCTCGATCGTGACCCCGAAAAAACTAGAACTCTACTCTACTCGGCAGAAGGCGCGGGGAAAACGTTCTTGATGTCTCAATGGCTCATACTACAGGTTATCTTGCTCGCTACGGCGGGTGAGAGTGGTGCTCTAGGCGCAACGGCCCCCACCGAAAAGCGTCTTGGAACCCTAATAAAGTCGGTCACGGAAATGGTCCCGACCGCACAGGCGAGGGAACCAAGGCCAGGCGCCTGGGGTACCTTTTTCGCGAACGAGAAAGAGCTCAGATTCTGCACCGGCCACATGATCCAGTTCAGGGCCACTCAGCGCGCATCTGCCGCAGCCGGCTCGCCCGTCCAGGGCTACACCTGGGTTGCCGCAGCCTGTGATGAGATCCAGGACCAGGTCGAGCAAGGTGCATACCCCGATATCGAAGCCCGTTTACGCGGTGCCAAGACTTCCCGGGTGATGTCGTCCGCAACGGCCAAGGACTCGAGCAATTGGCGCGGATGGCGTGACTCACTATCGATCGACTGGAAAATCGACCGACTACAATACACCGAGACCCCATTTGTTCACGACGAGCACTGGGAGCGTATGCAACGCAACATGTCCGAGCGTGAATGGAAGCGCCGTGGCCTAGCCCTCGATGTAGGCCCTGAGCGCCAAGTCTACACCTCCTGGGAGCGTTCTGAAAACCTCGTACCAATTCCTCAGATCGGCGCCAAGGACGTTACGGAGCGAGTTTTAGCCCGTTTTGGCCGCAATTTGCACATGTTGATTGGCCACGACCCTGGAAGCTTACAAGACGTGTCAGTTATGCTCAAAGCATTCCAAATTCGAGGCGAAGAGCGGCACCGCTGGTATGTCGTTGACGAACTCCGCACAAAGACGACCACGAGCGCCGAACACGCCAAGGCACTCCGCGAACACCTCCAGTCAAAGTGGTCTCTGCAGTACGCGGACCACGATGAGCCCAAAGTTTTGCTTAGGTGCGACCCATACGGCACCACAGATTTAAAAACGGATCGGTCAGTGTATCTGACCTTTAAACAGGCAGGCTTTGACATCCGTTCGGCCGCATTCAAGAAAGGGAAGGGGAATGGAGTAATCCCCAAAGAGGCAGGCATTGAAATGGTCAACTCTCTTCTCTGTAATGCGAATCGAGACCGCCGTCTCTTCGTTGCAGTCAACGAAAGGAAACAGCCATGCGCCCCACTCTTGGTTGAATCCCTAGAGCTGAGTGAGCGCGACGAGGCAGGTAAGGCGGAGACTCAGAAGAAATCCAACAAAGGGCCCGGGGGAGACCTCAGCGACTTCCCTGCGGCCCTGCGTTACGCGCTCTGGCAGGTTGAGCGCGTCCGTGGATCAACTGGTGCTGGGATGGTACTCGTATGAAACTGAACGAGATCATGGGCACTCTTCCAAGTGGGACAGTTAGCCCACTGACGGACGACGCAATGGCTAAGGCACTACGCGAAAGCTACGTGTTCAACGACGCCGAGAAGAAGCGCCGAGCCAAGATGCGCGACCGCATCGATCTCTACAACGGAAACGGCAAGCGGCTCATCGATGCGATGGTTAACGATATTTTCAAGAACGCAAAGGTCCGCGAGCTCCGTAAGAAATTCGTTGAACTCGCGATGTTCCAGAACCTAACCCGGCGCATTGTTCGCGAGATCTCTAGTGTGTACGCAGAGCCAGCAACACGACTGGTCAAGTCTACGCGGATGAACGCGAACTACCGACGGCTGCAGCAAGACATGCGCCTAGATCGTCGGATGCGAGTCGCAAATCAAATGCTCAACCTCTGCAACGAGGTGGTGGTCTGGTTCGACATCAGGCAAGACAAACCGATTCTTCGCATCGTCACTCCAGACAACTTCTGGGCCGTATGCCACCCCAACGACCCCACGCACTGTGTTGCCCTAATTTTCGATCGTGCTCCAACTGACAGGATGGTGGACAGTGAAACCACGCCCCACTATCAGGTTGTGACCGACACCGAGACCTTCAGCTTAAACTCTCGAGGGCGTCTACTCAGCAGCACGCGGAAAGACCACGGCCTTACGCAGATGCCAATGCAGTTGGTGCACCGCACTGAGCCGACCACCTCACTGCTCGATCCTCATGGTGGAGACGACATCATCTCTGGCCACATGGCGCTCGCACTTGTCAACACCATGATGCTCAAGCATCAAAAGAGCGGCACAAAACAAGCGTATGCCGCCGGTGACCTCGGCGACATGCCCCAGTCGCAGCCGATGGACGAAGAACACCTTCTGCAAGCACCAGAGGGGGTCTCACTGAGCACTCTCGATCTTGGGGCAGACCCAGACAGCTACATCAAGGCCGCGCGGTCGATCATCAAGCAACTCGCCGCGAACTACGGAATCCCTGAAAGTGTGTTTGACCTCAGCTACCAGGCAACGTCTGGCTACGAGATCGAGCTCAAGCGCACCGGCCTGCGAGAAGTTCGCAGAGACCAAATTCTAGACTGGCGCCCAGTTGAGCGCGACTTGGCCAAGATCATGGTCGAAGTTCTCGCAGAAGCAGAATCCGAGTACGCGTTCAACATCGCCGGCTGGTCGATCAACTTCGGCGAGGTTGAGACACCACAGGACCCAATGCAGATGCTTATCTATTGGGAAAAGCGCCGCCAGATGGGTCTCATGAACTCGATCGAGATGCTGATCCAGCTCAATCCCGAGATGGACGAGAAACAGGCCGAAGAACAACTCATCGCCAACGCACTCGTCGAAGCAAAGCGCGTTGAACTCTATCGCGCACTGAATATTTCCCCGACCACGCCCGCAGACGGCAGTGACCGGGAAGAAGACTCCAACTCTGAGGAATCAGAGGTCGCATCGCCTAGCGAACAAAGGGCGGATCAGGAACCCAACTGAAACAGGGACGCATGAGCGAAGAAAACAAAAAGCAGCCAGAAGACCAGGAACCAACCGAGCTAGTCGAAAGGGAATCCGAACAGGAAACCCAACAACCAGCACTGGAGCCAACGTTCACACAAGCGCAGTTCAACGCTGCGGTGGGCAAGGCGAAGGCGCAAGCAAAGCGACAGGCAAAGAAAGAGTTTGAGGCCCAGATGGCACAACCAAAATCAAACGAAGAGAACACCAGCAGCACCGAGCAGGTATCTGATCCTCGTATCGACGGAATCGCAGACCAGCTAGCGACACTTCTCGCAGCACAATCTGCAAACGCGTTCGCGTCCGAGGTGGCGGGGGTCCAATTGACCGCAGCCGAGACAACTGCCGCACAGCTGATGTACAAGCACAACCCCGAGGGATTCCAAGCATTCATGGCCGAGAAACGCCAAGTGGATGAGCCACCGCAGAAGAAAGGGCCCGGATTTAAGGGCCTCGATGCTCCCAACCCCATCGCTACCGTAGATCGCCAGACCGATCCAAAGAGCTGGAGCCAGGAAGACATCGCTGTGATGCGCAAAGACGGAACCTTCCTTAAGCGGATTAACGAATACCGAGCAGAACTGCCCGGTGGTGCTGGTGGGCTCTTCCCGGCCAAGAACCCAATGAAAGGGTAGGCCAGAAAGTAAAAGCAAATGGCTTCTTCTACCACTACAACTCTGACCGAGCTCGTCAACAGCGAGTTCATCAACCCTGCGATCCTTGACTACGCGCACGACTACGCAGTTGCTGCTCCGTACCTCAACTGGCAGGACCTCCGAGGCAAGGGCACCAACGTCGGCAGCTTTGTTCGCAGCGTATTGGACACTGCAACCAAGCCAACCAACGAGGTGACCGAACTCGCATCCGAAGCATTCGAGACAACTGATGTCCAGTTGACCGGTGTTGAGGTCGGCGTCCGTCGCGATGTCACCGACGCCGCTCTCGAGGAGACTATCCTTGGCGCGCAGATCTTCGACTTGCTCTCCAAAGACGCGGGCGTCCTCTTGGGAATCTCCCTAGACAACGACATCGCCGCACTCTTCGGGTCTATCACGGCATCTGTTGGCGCAACTGGTGTCAACCTTTCGATCGCCAACATGGTCGAGGCGCAGGCACAGATCCGCATCAACGGTATGCGCGGACAGCTTGTCTACATCCTTGACGACCAGCAGGCCAGCGACTACCAGGCCGCTCAGGCTGCCGCTACTTCTACAACCGTAAACGACTTCTTCTCTGTCGCGAACGGAATTGACAGCGGATACCTGGGCACCTTCATGGGTGCTCCGGTCTGGCAGACAGGTCTCTGTGACACTGCTAACGCTGGAGCCGATGTGGCTGGCGCTTGCTTCATCCGAGGTGATGTCAGCAAGAGCAACAGCTGGGCAGGCGGAGTTATGACCCGCGATGTACGCAGCGAACTACAACGAGACGCATCGCTTCGGAGCACGGAATTTGTCGTGACCGCAAAGTGGGGCGTGGGCCAGGTTGCCGACGAGGCAGGCTGCTCGATCATCACAGACGCATAACCAAGTCGGAGGTCTGGGCGACTGGACCTCCGCAACAATTTCTAAGGACAAGCATGAGACTAGATCGAAAACAACCGGTGCATTGGTGTGAAGCCAAGCCGGACAAAACCAACCCCATGAAACTGAAGCGCACAGCCATCGGACCAGCCGGTCAGGTAGTAGAGGTTTCGCTCGCATGCGGGAAGACGACCACGTCAATGCTTGGCAATAACTACGGCCAACTCATCCAGGCGCAGAAAGAGGCCAATGGGTGGGTTTGGTACGACAGTTTCGAAGACGACGAGGCTAGGGACGCACTCATCGCCGCACGACGAGAAGCAAAGAGCCTCAAAAACGAGGACTATGCGAAACTCTTCGAGACCAAACTCGACAAGCTAGCAAAGGTTCTCGAGGCCAGTGCTGTAGGACAACAGCGCCCTGTGCTTACCGATGAGCAACTCGCCGCAGCTATGGCCCCAGAGAAACCCGCCCCGAAGACAAAGAAGGCCAAGTGAGCAAAGTCGATCCAAGATGGGTTCGCGACTCACTGGTTGAGGACCTAGTCAAGCCTGCACACGAAGCGGGTAAGCCCGTGGATGTTGCTGCGGGTGAAGACTACATCGTGGGCGTCTTGGAGAAACTCGAGCGCAAGAGATCAGAGCGCAAAGCAACCCCCGCCAAGACCGAGACCAAAAGCAAGACCGATGACGAGTTCAAACGCCGGACTGGCCGCGAACTTGACCCTAATTGGAAGCCAGACACAGGCCGGCAATCGGTAGTGCGACAAGACCAAGTTCGTCTAGTTGGCGAACATCTGCTGGTCCAACGGCTCAGGTGGATTAGACAAAGACCAGAACTGTTCGCGCAGGTAAAGCACCTGGCAGTAGCGCTCAACTCGGGCAACCAGGCGACACGCGAGAACGCAGCTCAGCAGATGCGCGCATTTATCGCCAAGACAGACAAGTGGGCAGGACATCGATGGGATGCGCCCAAGGGTAAGAAACTCATGTTTAGCGGCTAGATCATGCAAAACCTCTACTACAACATCACAGGTGAACAGACGCTCACATGGGACGCCCCAGAAGGCCGTCCTAGCGCTGTCACGAGCGTGACCGTGTACCCGGCTGGAACCGGTGACGATGGCACTGCCGAGGCCGCTACGACCGGTGTTGGCACCGTAGAGACGACCCCAGACACAACCTTTGACGCAGCATCTGGCGACGCTCAAAGCGACCCCACCCAACTCAACCTCACGGCAACGACTGGGTGCGCGATCGGGCGCAAGTACCTGGCCACGAATGCAGCCGGTGAGACCGAGTTCGTGGAGTGTACCGAGATCAGCTCCGGCGACAGCATCAGCACCCGCCACCCACTGCGCAACGACTACGCAAGCGGGGACTCCCTCGAAAGCACGCGCATCAGTATCAGCGTGGATGACACCTGGGTCGCAGACTCGACCAATATCAGCGATGACCTGGACCCAAATTCGGGCTACCGCGTTCGATGGGTCTATGTCGTTGGCGGACTCACGAAGGTCCATGATTCATATTTCAACCTTGTGCGCTACCAGGCAGGCCACAGTGTCACACCTGAGCAGATGGACGCAAAACGACCAGGATGGCTTGACTCGTTGCCTACCGATCACATCGAAGACCGTGGTGCCGTGATCGTTGACGATGCCTACTCAGATTTCCGGTTCGACCTCCATCGCAGACGAATCCCAGCCGAGATGTTGCGCAATCGCGATGTGGTCAACCATATGACCATTCTACGAGCTCTTCTAAACCGCTCCGAGGACCGCGCAGTGCGCACCGGCGACGTAGTAGGTTACGAGATCGACCGCGAGAACTACTTCGGGGCCCTGGATGGCCTGATCCCAGACAAGACCGACATTGCCACAGACAGTGGTGGTGCAGGTGGAAAAGTCGCAGCACTAGGGATCTGGGAGAAGTAATGGCAACCGCAACCACAACGGCCAAGCTGATCCGCGAGGACAGGCGTGATATCGTTCGCAACCTACGTCCGGCCGAGTTGGCGAACGTTGGGTTCAGCGAATACGACCGAAACGCCGACTTCCGCGAATGGTGCGAGGACAACTCGACGTCGTGCTTTCGTCGGTTCCAGATTGAAGACCAAGCCACATACGAACCACCGGTGATCTCAGACTTTGCGATCGAGGAGACGCGTACACAGTTCACCGTCGTAGTCGCCTACCCTGCAGACGGGCGTTTTCGCGGTGGAACAATAAACGCAGTTGAGGACGCAATCCGAGCGGACCAGGTCAAAATCGACACAAGGCTTGGTGTATTAAACTATGGCAGTTACCCCAGTGGTCTTGATCTCTTCCAACTCGTGGAGACGGAGATCGAGCGAGATGGAGACGTGTGGTTCTTGGTCTCAACCTATGACTGCATTTTCAAACGTGCAGTTGACCTCGGTTTCACAAACCTAGTCGGATCTGCCGCTATTTCAATCGTGGTGTCTGCTATCGAATCGATCTCGTTTAACGAGTCCGCCACACTCCCACTGGCGCTCACAGTATCCGGGTCCGAGACATTTACCGATGGCGGAATTGACCAAACCATCGAGGGGATCCTCACTGCTGCAGACCCTATGCAGGAACTAATTGACGCGATGTCATTTGCCACAAAGCCTGACTACATGTGGGGCGGCGACGAGGCTAGCGGTGCGACGGAAATCGGCGGCAGTGGGTTTGACTTAGGGGTGGTTAGCACCCCCCTACAGAGTCAGACAAGTTCTGTCCTCGGGTCGGGTGACTTTACTGTCTTTAATAGCTCGTCAGACAGCCTGGCCAATACGTCAGACTCAGCGTTACAACCCGGTTCGGGATCCTACGCCGTCCTCTGGATTGGCAGTTTTACCGACCTATTATCCACCAGGTACTTCTTCGGCGACCGCGACTCAACTGGGTGGCAACTCTATCGCCAGAGTGCTGGACAGATTGTTTGGTACCTACAGGGTTCTGGTGGTGGACAGGCGCTCACAGTCACAGGGCACTCAGCGGATACGATGATCGTGGTTCTAGCAATCATTGACCAAACCGCAAACGAGTCAGACCTATGGACCGGTCAGGGCTCGGGCAACCGTGCGATCGATGCCGGTTCATACAACCCAGTCACGCAGAAAATGGCCGTTGGGGACGGCTCGGTAAGTTCTAGCGCAAATATGGAGTGGGGTATCGGCGCTATCTGGAAGGGCGCGGTGGCGGAGTCGCTAACATCCACTCATAGATCAAACCTCGCAACGTTCCTGGGGGCAAGTTAATGGCTTTCAAACCAGGCCTGGTAGTAAAGCTTGCGGCCGCATACGCCGAGGAGATCGCGCGCGAGGCCGAAGAATATCTAGTTTCATCCTGCGGTGTCGTCGATGTGCCAGGTGGGTATGACATTACGCTAGTAATTAACACGGGCTCCACGCACTTCTACACACTGCGCGGAGGCGAGGCCGCTGCATACAACGATATAGTGGACATTGTCGACGACTACTCTGGTGAACTGACACGGGAGATCAATATTGCGAGGCCTAGAAAACCTAAGGGTCAGTCGGGACAATCAGCCCAGATTCAAGCGGAAATCGCCGAACATAGCAAAGTCAAAGTAAATGTGACGGGGGAGGGGAAGAAATGAGACTAATCCTTGTTATAGCCATCCTGGTTTCCTCTTGCGCTCCCATCTCCCCAGAGGAGCGCGGGATCGAAGTCGATCACAGCATCCACAAGGTCTACAACCAGGACAAGGCTATGCTCATGCTCGAGCGCATGGCTGAGGATCACTTCGACCGCAAGCTCGACAATATTTTTGAACGCGCTCACATCTGGTGGACTACTACACTGTGCCCATATTCTGATGACCCTGCAGTCGTCTATGAAGGTCAGTGCTATTACGGCCGTATGTGGAGCTGCCAGGACATGTATGTCGCCCTACCCATAAGCGGCAAGACATGTGGAAGTGCTCTACTGCACGAGTTCGCTCACTGCTTGACCATGCATCTAGCGGGTAGCGGCTGGGCCGACCACGACCACAGGGGCGAGATCTGGGACCTAGTCGCAGAGGCGCACAACATCTCATGCGAAAGGGGCTGGTAAATGTCAGCAGCAAGCAATTATCTAGAAAACGCGCTACTCGATAACTATTTTGGGACCGGATGCTACGTCGCCCTATTCTCAGACACTGCGACGGACGCAGGCGGAACCGAACTAGCGAGCAGTAATGGGTACGCAAGACAAGCACTGACAGTCGCCTCGGCAGCCAGCGGCGCGATTGCGAATACGGTTGCGATCACGTTCACTGCCTCGGGCGGAGCATGGTCGGCGGCACTCTCATTCGGGATCTATGACGCAATCACAGGCGGAAATCTACTAGCACACGGTGCCCTATCAGCATCACGGACAGCCGGGGACGGCGACTCAATCTCATTCGCAATCGGCGACCTTGATATCTCGGCCGCATAGGGGACGAACATGACAGCAAAACCAGAAAGACTAATAGCCTGCTCGTACGAGGACGAATCGAGCTGGGCCGAAGACACTGACACTTGGGCAACTCGCCTACAACTCGTCGGTCAACCAACCGTCACGCTCAACCAAGAGCGCGTCGCAGAACCGATCACGCAACAATACCGCGAAGAAGGCAAGGCGGGCGTACTTGGACCGAGGACGGGCGAGATTACCCTAACGCTAGCTCTCACAGGTCACGGCGGTACTAGTGCCGGTGCACTAACCAGGACCGACGTTGGAACGCTCTTGCACAGCTTCATTGGCGAGTGTGAGACCGACGACCAGGGGCGGACAGTATCTAGCGCGACGAGCGCATCCCAGTTCGCACCATCGGGGATCTTTGTGGACGGCGGCCTTGTCCGAGTTGGCTCACTGGGAGATGGGCGCGGTGATGGACAATTTGCCGCCGTCAACAACGGCACTACGATGACATTACTGACTGCGCTAGGTGCAACTCCTAATGTTGCAGATGTTATCTACGCAAACCAGCTACTGTACCCGCATGAGACTCCGGCTGGTGTCGCGATCACATCACACCGCATGCTGATCCAGACTGCAAACAAGCAGTACAAGCTTCGCGGCGTTTTCCCAAGGTCGCTGTCCATCTCGGGCACGAACCCTGGAGAGCAACTGTCAGTTAGCCTGACTTACGGGATCAGCTGGTGGGACTACGCCAACGAGACATTCCCGAACACGACGGCGACTGACGCCAAGGCCGGCACTATCGTCGGCAACGGTTCGGCATTCATTCAGGACGTTGGCACGGTCACTAGGGCGACATACTCAATGCGCTCCTTCTCGCTCAACTTCGACATGAACGTGTCTGAACTCGAGGGCCCGGACGCGGTCAACCCATACCAGACGATTGTCGGAGCAGTTCGCAATCGATGTGCCGTTACATGCACGACCGTTCACGACGCCGAGGCCACAGGCACGGAGACCTTCGGGGACAAGTTCGACGCTGGAACCCTGCAACACATCCTCGTTGGGTTCTCTGTCGTTGACGGTAAGGCTGTAGGCATCTACCTGCCAAACGCAGAGTTGACATCGCGACCAACGCAAGAGGGCATCGACGGACTCAACCGCGTAACCTGCAACTGGCGCGCGCTCACGAGCACAGATACAACATCTGGCCGGACTCTATCGAGTTTCAGAATCGGGATGGGCTAACACATGGCACTACGACTTCACGCGCCCTCGCTGATGGGCAAGTTCTCGCGGGTCTCGATCTCAGACCCTGCGATCGACAAGACCGGGGACGACTTCTCGGAGCAGTGGCAGCGCTACAACGACGGCGCGACTCCCATGCCTCCGCTTGTCAATGGCGAGGAACCAACTGTATTTGAACTGACCCCAGTCACTGACGCGGAACTACTCGCGCACATCGAGGGCAAGCTCGATGACAAGGTCGGGCAGAAGTGGGCTGTGGAGATGGCGAGTTACTGCCTGACCGGTGTCCAGAACCTGACCGACGAAGACGGCAAGCCGTTCGAGCTCAAGTTCGAGCGTGTAAACGGGTTTAACCGTGTGTGCAAAGAGCACCGCAACCTTATTGGACGCGACCTACTCGTAGAACTCGGATTCGCAGTAATTAATCGCAAATCCCCCTCTTAACCTGACTCACGGGCTGCGGCTGTTCCCGTGGGTCACTCAGCGAAGAGCCGAACTCTTAGACGAAGGCGCAATGGGCGCAGACGCGTATGCGAAATGTGAGAAATGCATCATGGACAAGACCCAGCGTCAGTACGCCAACTGCGGCTGGATCCCTGCGCCCGATCGAAAGGGGCGCGCATTGGTGCCCCCTGACTATCCGTACGACTACCCCGAAGTGTGCAGTGGTTACTACACCAGCCTTCCCGCCGTCATTGAGGCCGCTCGGGCTGCATCATGGAGACGCGAAGGTGCGCTCAGCGAGTTCTACGACACGAAACCCAACGAGCTCGTACGCTTCGCGATCGATGTCATCGCTGGCGAGTTTAAGTCCGTTGAGCAGAATTCGATCCGCAAGAGCAAGGAGGGCTAACTAGTGGGCGTGTTTGACAAATTCAAGTCCGTGGTCTTGACCACCTATGAGGTCGACACCAAGCCCATGAAGAAGGGCCTCAAGGACCTCAAGGGCGCGCAAAAGGAACAGGCCGACGCCGCCGAAGCCGCCGCAGAGAAGCAAGACGCAGCCTCAAAGGCTCAGGTCGCAATGCTCGGCAAGGTCGCGGTCGCGGCAACTGCTGTGGTGGGTGCGTACAAACTTGCACAGGTCGGCCTAGAGGCTTACGAGAAGCGTAGCCGCTTAGCAGCATCGACCGTTGGCGTTGACCTCAAGGGGCTCCAGAGCGCGACCAAGGGCCTAGTCTCAGAGACGCGTCTGCTTGAGTTCGCCAGTAAGGCAATGAACGGCACGTTCAAGTTGTCGCAGGCTCAGATGGAGCAAGCGGTCACCGGTGCGCTAGCGCTCAGGAAAACTCTCGGAGTGGACCTACAGAAAGCACTTGAGGTCACTCAGAAATCCATTACCGAGGGCACGACAGAACCGCTCAAGGAATTGGGCCTTGTTGTCAAGGATGTTGAGAACGACACCCGCGAAGGACTCAACGCGGCATTGAAGGAACTGGCGGAACAGGCCAAGCTAGCGGGCCCGGACCTTCGCATCCCCGGCGACGAGATGGCCGAGTCCCAGGTCAAGATGGCTGATGCCGTTGAGGACCTCAAGATCTCACTCGGCAATCTCGCTACTGCCCTGGCCCCAGTGCTCGCCAGTCTTGCAGAGCTCGTCGGTCTTCTCGCGCAGGCGTCCTCGTTCCTGTTCGAGGGTGATAACCTGTTTGAGACGGCGCAGAAGGCCGCCTTCGATAAGAGTTTCATCGGGAAGGCGATCAACCCCATAGTCGCCCAACGCGAGACCGCCGCCAAGCTGGTAGCGGGTGCTCGCTCGGCTGGGAGATTCTTAAACACACCATTGGGCGGTTCAGCACCAGCGAATTCGAACACCCCAAGGGGCCGTCGAGGATCTGGCGGCGGATACACTCTCAGCAACTCAGCAATTCTCGGAAATGGCTTGGACGGCGGCGGATACACTGGCGCCAACTCGAGCGGACACGGAGCGCTTGCTGCAAGCACCAGGGAGGCTCTAGCAGCCCGGCAGAGTATCGCAGGCGTCACAGATGGCCTGGCCGAGTTGGAACAGCAGAGACAGGCGTTTTGGCAGGGTAAAGCTGACTCAGCCGCAGCTGCGGAAGCCGGTATTTTCGCGGGCATCTTCGGAACCCCGACCGAGATCAACGAGACAGCCATGGCGCTGTCCGCGCTTGCACAGGGGTTTGACGGTTTCGCGGGCGCGTTTGGCTCCGGTGTCGATGCGCTGATCACGGGCTCGGAGTCGTTCGCAAGCGCGTTCAAGAATGCGATCGGGGAGTCGCTGAGGGCGATGGCTGTTGACATGAGTATTCGCGCATTCCGTGAGGCTGCGATGGGTATCGGACAATTAGCACTGGGCAACGTTGCCTCGGCCGCAGTCCATGGGAAAGCCGCAGCTATGTATGGAGCGGGGGCCGTCGCAGCCGGGGTTGGCGCCCGTCTTCTTGGCGCCGGCCAGGCGGCATCAGTTGGAAGCGTGCCATCAACATCTGGTTCTGCCGGGGTTGGCAGTGCGTCGCCAGCAAACGGCAACGAGAATGGCTCAAGCACGATTATTGTGCTTGGGGACGACTACGGCTCCAGATCTGCACGCGAACGAGAGTCGCTCATCCGCGAAACCATGCGGGGCGCAGGAATCTCGGCAACTGGTGATTTCGTGGTGAACGGATAATGGCTACCAACGGCAAACTCGAAGCGCAAGTGACTATCCCAACGGGCGGATGGACCATCACGTGTACGGACGCCCTAGGAGGCCCCACAGGCGTCGTGGTGCCCGCTGGAACGTATTACCACTCTAGCGATGGTAGCAACTCCAACACGCTCTCAGAGGCCATCACAACGGCTGTGAACACCCTCTTGGGGCAGACATGGACCTTGACAATCGCAGCGGGTGAGAGTGCCAACGGTAAGTACACGATCGGATGCGACGGTGCGACGTGTACGGTCACGTGGACGGACACAGAATTGCGCGACCTCCTAGGCTTCACCGGAGACCTTTCGGGGTCCACATCCTACGAATCGCCATCCCAGGCACAAGCGCTTTTCGTCGCCTCCAACGGGTTCCAGAAGAAGAACGGCCAGAGCGGTGGATCTGCGCGGAAGTCAAACCAGCAGGCACGCGTGAACGACGCCGGCTATGTCTTCGCAATCCAGGGCCGAGACTACAAAACGGCCAGCATCACATGGCCGATGGAGACTCGCGCAAAGTGCTGGACCGTCAACGAGAGTACAACCAACGAGTCGTTCGAAACCTTCATGGTGGACGGAATCTGGGGCCAATCATCATGGGGAACCGTCACTGGCCCCATTCGGTTCTACCCGGACGCGGACACAGACACAGACTATGGCACTTTCTCGGCGATGGACCTCGGCGAATGGGACCCCCAGGAGCTCACTGAGCACTACGCTGGCGGACATTGGCGTATAGAGTTGCCTAGGCTGATTGAGGTACCAGAATAATGGGCACTACTCGCTCAGCTATACGCAGTGAGAACTGCACCCTGGCCTATGTTCTGTGCATTGAAGGCTACGAGTACCTGCTGACCGACGGCCTGCCATCGGCGGCTGTTACTGCCTGGGCCGCTACAAGTTGGTCCAAGGCTCTACCTGGGCTGACGATCACCGGTTCTTTCAAGCAGACACTGGCCCCATGGTCCAACGAGGTGCAGATCCCTAGGTTTAAGTTCACCGTTCAGCCGGACGCCACAGATCAGTTTGGAATTGACATGTTCAGGGCCAAGCCTGAAGTGCGCTCGGAGCTTTCCGTGGGGTTTGACTCTGGTGACTCTGGCGGCGGCGGGTTCAATATCACGGTCAAGGATGCCGGCTCCTTCGCAACCGGCGCACCGGTCATGATCGGCAACGAGACTTTCAATGTGACCGGCAACCCGGCCGGCACCACGATCCCCGTAGCTGTCAATGGGTCCGGTTTTATGGCCCCATTCGGTACCTCAGCCGGAAGCGCAAACACACTCCCAGGGCCGCACTCTATTGCATCAAACGAGGCGATCGGCACCTACGAGAACTCACCTCCGGTCTACGTGTCGTCATCGCCGACAAAATGGGTCGGCAAGAAGGTGGGGCTATGGGTCCATCGCGTAAAAAATGGGGTCCTCGATACCAAGGCTGAAGCTGAGCTCTGGTTTGCTGGTACCATCGCACGTATATCCGAGGATGGGCTGGTCACATCGGTAGAGTGTGACGGCATCCAGCAGTCGCTGGTTGACGCGACGCTGATGCAGGACCAATGGTCTGGGACAATCGGGCGCGGGTACACGTTCGAGTCCGACGATTGGGTCTCTGCGCAAATCTCAACTCCAGCTGGAGACTGGGAGACTTCAGCTAACTTTGAGCCCGGGGCTGGGTTCCAGACAATCGAAGAGTTCGCCAGTGAGTTCGCCCTTCATCTCGATACCGACGCGACCATCGGCGCCGGTGGGTCCGGGCTTTCCCTCCGGTGGTCATCGCATATTACATCTATGTCGGACGGACCCAGATTCACACTGGAGTCGCAAGAGGCTACGTCACACACCGCGACGATTATCATCAAGGCGAGCAAGAAGACCCTGCTCGAGTTCCTTGGTTTCGAGGACGTGATTAAGATCCACAGGGAGGCGGGACATTATGTCAAGGGAGAGAAGCAAACCGGGACCACAGTCGGAATCTCGGCCAGCATCGCACCCCGCAGTAGCGACCTTGCGAAGGACTCCAACGGCGAGTACACGCTAACAATCAACTCAACCTCTGGCACGTTCGCAGACCATACGTCCATCTTGCCCCCAGAGGCACGCGAGCATGTGGGCACCGGCGAGGTCTGGTCCTACTACATTATCGGCGGAAAGCTGCTTGTACTTGGGCGACGAGACAGCGACACGAAGATCTCTGGAATTACCGGACTAACGCCAGTCTCACGGATAACGAATAAGGGCGTCAATCAGGAACTAATCGACACTGTCAATGAAGACTCAAGCATCCGCCAGGTGTTCTTTTCTTCGGACACGTTCACAAATACTGTTGCCAAACTCTTCGCGAGCATCGACGGAAACGGTGAGAACGAGTCAACCTATGACACTCTGCCGTTCGGCGCCGGTATCCCCTGGGAGCTACTTGGTCAGAATTTCCTAGACTCACTGGCAGCACTCGAGCAGTCAGGGGCCGAGGACTCGATCTCGCTCATTATTGAAAAGCCCACACGCCTATGGGATGCTATCCGCTCAGACTTCGCGTTGCGCATGGCCGCACCGATCTGGAAGGATGGCGGGATCCAGGTCGCACAGCTGACCGTTCCCAACGCGTCAACCGCAGACTTCACACTGGACGAGACCAACAAGAGCGACAACAGCCGAACTCGTGCGGTGCAGACCAGCGACTACCTGGTCCATACCCTCAAGGTCGACATAAACCGCAACCCCATCACAGAGAAATACCTTGACCATTTTGTGGCCAGAGACAAGACCGGTTATGAGTCGGCAGGTGGTGCGGGGGCTACCAAGACCATCAAGTCGCGAAACTCATACGCCGGTTCGCTTGCCACTGGATCGTCTACCGAGTTGCTCGCAGACCTTATTACGGCTAGGTTTCTCCCCGTATTTGCCAAGGAGTTGCGAACATGGCGAAGAAGTATCCCCCACACACTATTCCACATCACACCTGGATCAACGGTCAGGGTCTCAGACGACTCCGTGCGCGATCCAACCACAGGGCAAAGGTCTGTAAGCAATAGACCCGCGATCGTTTTAAGTGTCTCCCATTCCCTTGGTATCAGTTCGAACGGACAAGACTACTTCGGCGAGGTAGACCTGCTCTACACCGAAGATGATCGCCTGTTCGAGCTCGCGAGCAGTGCAGAGCACGCAACCGTCACAGCCACAGCAACGGGTCGCAACTGGACCGCAGGGTATGATGACGAGGTGGGGACCGCTGGAACCTTCTCTCTGCTCGTGCATGCCAACAAGTTCAGCGACTCTAGCGAGCCCAACGACTCAGCAGGATTTGCCGAGGACGACATCGTGCGAATTACCGAACTCGATCCAGCCGATCCAGCGACTGCAGACTCATTTATCGACACCGTGCGCGGAGTTAACGAGGCCGTAACTACGGTATACGACGAGATCGTTCTCACGGACGGTTTCGGTAACTCAGGTAACCCGGCGTTTGACTCAACCAAGACCTACCTAGTGAACTACGCAGAGTATGACCAGGTGCTAGCGAGTCAACAACTCGTAGCATACCAGGCCGACGCGGCGTCTGCGACCATCCAGGGCCTGATTGAGCCAAATCTCGTCGGAGACTCTACTAAGCTTGGTGGCGCAGCCGCAGACATCACGATCTTGCCATCGCGACACTCAGATGAAGAGTTTGGGGACGGTGTCCCGGTCAGTGCCTCCTTCGTTCGCGGTCAGGTGCGTATGGCCAATAACCTGATCAACTACAAGACCGCGCCGCACTCGCCTATGATGAACTTAGGCGCGGGAACAATCGTCTCCTCAGCCTCTGCAACAACATATGTGGTTGTCGGTACTTTCCCTTGGCCGATCGGAAACGAGAACTGGTCCGGTACCAAGAAGCGAACGATCAACGTTGCCCCAATGTTCAAGTATGGCGGAGGCGGCGCATCTGCAAACGTTCGCGTGACAAGCAGCGCAAACCCACCGAACGGCGAGGACAGCACCTGGACAGATACGACCTGGAAGGGGCCCAAGAACCAGATCGTTTTTAACACGACGTCGACATCGTATGCAGTCGCGACCTCGCAAGAACTTGACGTTGTCCGTGCTGAGGGGATGCCAGAATACACGTGGATCACGGTTGAGGGCGGGGACCTGTCACAGACATTGGGCTTGGCCGAATTTTACCTAGGACCGATCCAATGACCACCACAGTAATTGTTCCACCTATCAGGCCAAACTCGATCCCCGAGGATCGATTCGCCCAGAATGGAGACGTTCCAGACCAGGCGGCCCTTCGCAGATGTGCGTGGGCGTACAACCACGCGAGTGTGCACCAACGCAAAGTAGTGTTTGCACGCTACTACGACACCCAGGGAACGTACACGCCGGCAACCGCAGCCGAGACCACAGTCTACTTCTCGTTCCGAACAGGATCGAATATAGAAGATCTGGTGTTTTTCTTCGGTCTCGCGCCAGCCACCCAGACGAACGGCACAAATAAGGCACACTGCCAGGCGAAGATCTTCGACGGAACTACTACAATCAGCGCGCCAGAGGTCTACTACCCGCGAGTGCAGTCGGGCGCATTCCAGCCCTCGGAAGTTGCCTGGTCTCGAGTCCGGATAACAACCGCCGACGGACTAGCGCCAAACACGGATTACTGCGGGTTCGTGAATCAACTCCACTACTCGAGGTTGGCTGCGCTGGTTATCCATGAGGGCGCCGACACAACTGCTGTTTCGTCTGTGACCGGAGTTGCGGACCCGATGGCGTTCGAGGTCAACAAGCCGATCACAGATGCAGCATGCCAGAACCTAGCCGAGACCGGAACTGAGCTCTGGCAGCACAACGCAAGACAAATTCTTAGTATTGGCCGCGATGACTCGACAAGCCGATTCACGGTCAACTCGACCACCTACACCAACATCCACAGCTCAGACACCGCATGGTCTGCGAGTTCACCAGGTTACGTTATCAACACCCAGTACCACGACACCCAGAAGGGCGACGTACCAGTTGAACTCGCGATCAGGTGCACGAGGACGGGTGGCGCCGGCGATCTCAACGTTCGCTTTGTGCAAGACGGAGCGACCCTGTTTACGCAATCACTCACGGCAAGTGTGACCCCACACGCCACAGCTACATTCACAATCCCGGCGCACACATCGCGCAAGACAGACATCCTGATGAGTTGCGACTCGGGCGCCACGTTCGTGGTCGATTGCATTGGGCTCTGGGAGTACGAGGCATAGCAATGGCACCAATGGGCACAGACAGGCTGATAGAACTACTCCTTGACGAGATCAAGAACGTCAACACGCACGTAGCAAAACTTGAAACAGTGGTTGCAGGGCTGTCAGCAAGCCTTGAGGTATCCAGAGAAAGCAAGCGTCTACAGATAGACAACATTGTACAGGACATCCACGGGCTTCGCGGCGACCTAAAAGACTTGGCCAAGCAGCACCAGGAGATGGGTGAGCAGTTGGCCAAACAAACAGGATCGGCGGCAATTCCGCTATCGATCGTCGGATTTATTACTGCCGTTGTAGTTGCAATATTGCAAGCGACGGGGTGAACGGAGAACAGACATGTGGAAAACAATCAAACCAATTCTAGGACAAATTCTTAGCAGCAAGAAGGCACTAGCGCTTATTACAGGCGCAATCGTTTGGGCCCTATCTCAGGCCGGAATCGGCGCCAGCGAGGCCCAAGTACTCCCGCTCCTGGGCTTCATTGCCTCGTACATCCTTGGCCAAGGTATTGCGGATCTGGGCAAAGAGGAGGCGAAGGTGATCGCGAAGAGCCTGGGAAAGCCGCCAGCGCCGGAAGCTCAACCAGCGAAGGAGTAGAGACGTTTTCTCTGCGAATGCGCGATGACCGACTTACAGAGATTACGGATGGCCTTGATCGAGCCTGGGGTATGCGACCTGGCAGTGGTCGATTCGACCTTTCGGGTAGTCTCGATCGACTTGGAGACACTTGGAGAATTGGTGGTCGGGCTACCCTGGAGTCTCGATTATCCCGGTCTTGGGGCGCATACGGTGCTGCTGAGTTGGGAGCGCTTTGGAATGGACGGGCTCAACTAGAGGCCCGCGCTGTGATGGGTTTGCGTGCCAGATGGTAGGTGATGACTTCCCGTACAGTGATACTGCAAACGACCACCGACTGAGTACGGCCCTTGGTCTCCATCGTAGGCGGAAAAGTATGGATACCGTACCCATACCCGTAACACGGCCTGAATTGGTCCGAGAAATCCGGCGCGCCCGAGCTGAAAACCGCTTCCTGATTGGTCTAGCTGTGTTAGCCTTTGTCCTAGTAACATTTCTTGCATAGGAGGATAGCGCATGTGGGCACAGATTCGAGCTTGGTTTACAGACAATCACAGGGAGATGCTGATGCGTCACAACTCCTCAGACTGGGGCGAACACGCACTTGTGGCCGCGTGCTCGATCCTCGACTGGGGTGAAGAGGGGGCCAACAATAAGGGCCCAGAGATCACCCTCTTGCGCCGTGGCAAGCTGCTTAAGAAGTGGCAGCGTGGCGAGTGGTGCGCTGTTGCTTGCTCGTACGAGATCGAGGAAGGCTGGGCGGGCGTGAACGGATACTCTCGCTGGGACTGGATGCCGCGCCATCGGCAACTCCGATGCCCGGTGAAGCGTAGCCGTGGGGCTATCCAACTCGGGAACCGCATCGCAAAGGCCGGTTGTCTTGTTTCCGATCGCGACGTGAGGCCCGGAGACTTTGCCGTGTACTCGCGCAAAGGCGGGGGCCATATCGCTATTGTCTCGGAGGTGCGCGAGAACGGGTACCAGACGATCGACGGCAACAAGGGGCGATTTAACAAGAGGACCAAGCAGGGGTCAAAGGTCCGCAAGTTCGAGCACGAGTGGAACGAGCCAAACCTTAAATTCTTCGCACGTCTCCCATCGATCTCAAAGGGGACCAAATGAGAGTGTGCAAGACCTGTAGCGAGGAGAAGTCGCTCTCAGAGTTCCATAAGAACGGAGACGGTTGGAGGACCGACTGCAAGCAATGTGCGAAGACGGCCCAGGCTATTCGCAGAGCGAAGAAAGACCCCACGGAGCATGACTACGGTCGCAAGGATGTTCCAGAAGGGTTCCGTATCAAGGGGGTCACCCAGCTACTTGGCTCCGATGGAAGCATCAAGAGTCAGCACGTTAAAACCGAACGAGAACCAGAGACCAAACAGGACCCCAAGGTAGCGTTCACAGCAATGACCGCAGCCCTATGCGAGCCATACAGGGGCAGTATCAAGCCACGCGCGCGCACCGCAGAGCACGTTGACGAAGACCTCATAGCTGTGATTCCGATCGGCGACCTTCATCACGGACTTATCACCCACGCAGAAGAGGTTGGTGAGACATGGGACTACCGCAACTCAGAAGAGTGTCTGTTTGATGCAGTTGACGGGCTACTCGATGCAGCACCACCCGCCAGGGAATGCCTAATCGGAAACGTTGGAGACTTCCTGCACTCGGATAATTCAAAGAGCCAGACCAGTAAGGGCACCCCATTAGACACCCAGGGGCCCAGATTCTCCGTTATGCTCACCTGTATCAGGATGCTTCGGCGATGCATTGACCGAGCACTCGAAAACCACGAGCTGGTCACGGTAATTACGTGCACTGGGAACCATGACGGCGAAAGTAGCCTATGGCTAAGGCTCTGCCTATCGTTGGCGTATGAAAACGAACCCCGAGTAGTTATTCGAACCGAGGACCACAAGATTCATTATCACAGGTTCGGTAAATGCTTCTTTGCCTGGACGCATGGAGATACCGGCAAACTCGCAGATGTTCCACTGGTAATGGCTGTAGACCGCCCACATGACTGGGCTGAGACCGAGCACCGTAAAGTCTTCTCTGGCCACATCCACCACACCACGGTCAAGGAAATGCCGGGCGCGGTTTGCCAGACCTACCGCTCGCTGAGCAAGGGGGACAAGTGGCACAACTGGAGCCAGTACAGATCCGACCGGGACCTCGTTCTTGAGCTATGGCACCGAGAATACGGGCACATCCAAACCTTTACGCATGGAATCAAAAGGATTTTGGCGAGGCAGTCATCGTGACTGTCTGGCCCACCGAGTACGTAATCAAATCCAGGCTCTGGAAGATCGAGTACGTCAACAAGGACCACCCCGCACTGGCCGACGGAGACGGACCCGAGGACTACTGCCTGGGCATCTGTAGGGCTGACAAGCGCCACATATGGGTATGCTTGGACCAGTCCGAGTGCTCAATGAAAGACACGCTCTATCACGAGCTCGTTCACGCCTGTTACTCGACCGCGAGCATGGCCGGGGCCACAGAAGAGGCCGAAGACGAGGAAGAGAACGTGGTCTTGTTCGCGACCGAGGCTTTTTTCGAGATCATCCGCAACGCCCAGACTGACTGGTGGCGATGACCAGGATACTACTAGTCGCTCTCGTGCTCTCGTGCTCATCCGGGCCCAAGGCCGTGCGCTCGTCCGGGTTCTCGCCGCCGAATCTGCCCTGGTGCGTTGATGTGAAATACCGCAACAACTCGACCCTAGAGACCGGCCGGGCCTGTTTCCGGTACGAGAAGCATTGTGAGAAGGTGCGAAAGGGCGCGCTCAAGTACGGGCGACTGAGCGGCGTAAGTGCGGTCTCTGCCTGCTTCCGCTAGATGTCGCGAAATAGCGGGGTCCGGTAACGATCCGGGTGTCAGCTCACGATCGTCTGTTGCCGACACTTCCCGGCAGCGCTAGGCGTGCCTACCCCAAAAAAACAATCGAGCTGGATTTTACCTGGCGCTCGGTCCAGCACTTGTCCGAGTCCCCAACTCGGTTAAGTTCTTAGGCGGTGTTAGAACGGAATGTCGTCAGTAGGTTGCGGCGCCTCGTTCCGCGCACTCTGCGCAGGAGCAGCACCCTCAACCCTCCACGCTTTCAGGCTCGTGAAAAACTGCCCGGCCTTGTTCTTGTTCTCACGACAGCTGATGTTGTAGTGCACCGTGACCACGTCCCCGGCCTTATACCCGTTCGCGATGTCAAGTGTCTTTCCGCCAAGCTCGAACACGATCGTGTCGTTGTATTGGTCGTCTTGTTCTAGTACGAGAGTGCGCTTCTCGAAGGTCTTCTGCTCGCCGTCCTTCGTGTAGGGGATGGCCTCGACCGGCCCCAAGGTTCTGATTGCTGATGTGTATGTGTTGTTGCTCATTTAGTTTCCTTTCACACGGACGCCGCCATGGCCGCCCTGTGGGTTTCTGATTTTCTTCCTGGTCCCTGGCTCTGTCTCGGTGAAGAACAGAGTAAGTGTTTTACCTATCCACAGGTCCTGGGGCAAGCCTTGGCCGTAGATAGCCTCAATTCGGAGTTTGTTGGTCTTGTTCACGATCCACTTGTTTTTTTTGGGCTCGGCAAACTCAATAACCAGATCCGGCTCGTCGTCGTCGCCGTGCCAGTCCTGTTCAACCCCAAGGACACGCTGAATCGTCCACTGGTGTTCAACCAGACCTCCAGCATCGGTCAAGAACTCAGGTTTACCAATGTAGTACTTTGCTGGCTTCAGCTTGGCACTGTGGACCTTACTCAAATCTCTCACTTTAGGCATGTACCTTAACCTCCTTGCCATCCACCAGGACGGTCTCTAGTTGTTCTGCGTACTCGCGCCAGAGGTATTCCGAGCCCTCAACCCGGCGCGATGTTGGGCACTTTCCGGGATAGATTCCGGTGCGCTCACATTCCAGGTACTGCTCTATCCATCCCTCATATTTGAGCCGACCAATACCAAGGAGAGCGTCGTCGATCCAATCCACGGATGTGTCATACGGCCGGCTCTTTTCCACGCCGATAATGGCAAATGGTAGACGCTCGCCAGTGGAGTAGAAAACCGCATCCTGATACATCGCCGCCTGGGCGTGGTACATGCGGGTCTCAATCTCTCGGTGAAACGGTTTTGTGCCAACGTTTTGGGTTGACTTGAGGTCTCCTAGGAAGCTCTTGCCAACGATATCAAGCCTAGACTTACACCTAACGCCAAGCGGATGATCCCAGATGAAGCTGATCTCATGGCATGAGTCTTTGATAAGCTTTGATGCTTCGGCGTGACCAAGAACAGAGTTCGCGATGGCCTTGTACCATCCAAGCTTCCACTCCTCACGAACAAGAACGCCATCGGCTTCGGCCCTGGCGTGGAATTCGCGGTAATCCGATGAGTTCTTATTCATCGTTGGTTTGCCAGCCTTGGTTAGACCACCAGCCCAAACGCGAACCTGGAATTCAAGCTGATCTGGTTCCAGGGTCGCAGTATGGATCAGGGTGCCATCCTCCATGGCCTCAGTCCGCTTCATCGGGTTGTTGCGAGCATCTTCGGCTGCTGCGGCGCTCTCTTCGAAGACCTTTATCCATGAAAAGTTCAGCGCGTCAAATGCTCTGTACTCGGCCTCAGTCATGACCTCGATTCGTCCTGTACTAGTCACGTTGTGTCTCCTCCATCTCGACCAACCACTCCCACGCCCCGCTCTCAGATAGGGATGCGACTAGGCCGCCAGTTTTCTTTTCGTAAATGTCAAAATTGCCCCCGGTCTTGGGCTGTTGTTTGGACCTGTACCCAGCCTTGTTAAGGGCCTTCTCGAGGTCTGTCATGCCCGATCCTCGTCGCGTGCTCGGCTCATATCTAGGTCCAGCCTGATAAGCTTGCCTTGGATAGTCCGGAGTCGCAGTCTGCGCGATGGTGTCTCAGAACACGACAGTAGTTGCAATCGCTCGAGTTGCAGCCGCTCGGTCTCGCGCTCCATCTTAGCTAGGTCGGCTTCTATTGCCTTGCGAGTCACAGACCTGCCTCCGGGAGCGCATCTATTACAATCTGGCGCAGCCGTTCCTTGAACCGGTCGTCGTCTGTGATGATGTATGCAAGGTTTCGTGCTCGTCGGCCGCACTCCTCACGTATTACAGACTGAGCCTCGGCCACAATGTTCTTAGATGCTTCCTGCAGCCCGTCAACAATTGCCCTGTCAAGCATTTCTGCAAGGCCGGAGGTTGTTGAGTTAAAATGCTGTAACATTGTGTGCCTCATGTGCTCGATTTCTAGCCGAAACCTAGCTTCTAGCGGCTCCTTGACACGTACTGGATCTAGAATACTCATGGCTAGTTCACCGGCCCAAGCTGGAGTCGTTCCCGCTGCGTCATAGTCGCGCGCTGGTACTCCTCGAGAGCCGCCTTGGCGTCCTCGTCAACGACCGGGTGTGGCACGTAGCACTCTGGAGCTCGAACCGTGACCGACTGCGTGACCATCGGCCGGAGTGTTGCCAGATCAAAGGCCAGAGTCGACCCGCAGCAAGGACAATCGCCCCAGAACAGGTCTATATCGTACTCGGGCTGGTGGTCGAAGCGATGGCGCACCGTCCGCGCCTTGAACGTGGCCAGGTCCGCTTTATAGGCCTCGTGGCTGTCCTGGGTGCAGGTGTACTCGCAGGACCGACAAAGGCCCTTGCTTGTGAATCTGGAGCCTTTGCAGGCTTTGCATGTGTTCTTCGATTGGGGCATGCCTAATAACTATATGCTATCGCCGTCAGGGTCAAGGACAAATCGAACAAAAAGATATCGCACAAAATCACTTGCCATGGGGATAGCGTTTTGCTACTCATAAACCCATGCTAAGTGAGCGACTACGAAAACTGAGAGAGCATGACGGGGCAACCCGTGACGAGCTCGCCGACGCCCTGGGTGTGCAGCCGAGCACAGTCAAGCACTGGGAAAATGGGTTCAGGTCCCCGAACGAGGCCAGGATCAGAACCATAGCCGAGTTCTACGGCTTGACCATGGTCGAGTTCTACAGCTTTGGCGAGGTTGAGTAATGCACACGTCCAAACAAATCGCAGCGCTCTATGTGGAACATGGTGGGTGCTACTTCGGGGTCGATGGGGTTGACCCATGGGACCTCGAGCGGGATGCCAGGTCGTATTCGGGTCCACACCCTGTCGTAGCCCACCCACCGTGCAAGCGATGGGGGCGATATTGGTCAGGAGGCCCGTCGGCTAAGGTGCGCAGAAAACTCGGGGACGACTTAGGGTGTTTCGACAGGGCTCTTTGGGCGGTGCGAACGTTCGGTGGTGTTATCGAGCACCCTGAAGCGTCGAAGGCTTGGACATGGTTCGGCCTCAATAAGCCACCGCGCTCGGGAGGCTGGGTGGTTGGCGATGAGTTCGGGTCTTGGGTCTGCTGTGTGGAGCAGGGACACTATGGCCATGCCGCACGTAAGGCCACCTGGCTTTACTACAGAGGCTTAGTGTCAACCCGGCCGCCAGAGCTGATCTGGGGCCCATGCGATGGGAAGGTTAGACTAGATCCTGGGTTTCATTCGACCGAAGAGCGCAAGGCTGCAACGGTAGACCAGCGCGGCTGTGAGCGACTGAGCGCGAAACAGCGTCTTGCCACCCCCATCCCATTCAGGGATCTGCTCATTTCAATTGCAAGGGGTGTGGTATGAGACGACTAGTCACACTATTGGCCATTTTTGCCACATCGTGCTGCGACCAATCGGTACCCGAACCCGAACCAGAACCGGACTCAGGGACTATCCAGTACTGCGAGCAGTACCAGCACGCACCAGCTCCTTGCTGGGGCCAGGACTGCCCCGTGGGTGAGAGGGTGTGTGGGAACGAGCGAGTGTGTAAGGACTGGGACGACTGCAACGTCCCGGGGTCGGACTCTGGACCATCTGAGTGTTTCCAATGCCGAACCCTACACTGGTGTGACTGTCTATGAACAACTCGAGGCTTGAACTATCTGGGAAGCGTTTTGGACGTCTGTACGCCGTGCGCGCTACCGATGCCAGGGCTAATGGGTTCGTTCTTTGGCTGTGCTTCTGTGACTGCGGCCATCGCTGTTATGTGCGGTCGACGTACCTGACCAACGGCACCACCCGATCGTGTGGTTGTCTTCGGCGAGAACGCTTGTCGGACTCTCACAAGGCGGGGGGTAACAAGTGGTCCAAACGCACCCCCTGGACCGATGACGATATTGAGCAGGGCGATGCAGAGGTCGCAGAACTGAGAAAGCGGGGACTATAGACTCATGGACTGGGAAAACGAAAGCTGGATTAAGCTTTATACCAGGGAGACAGGCGAGACCGTGGCCATGGGCTGGGAGGCTCGTGCTCTACTCCGAGAAATGCTCTGCAAGTGCGACCGGGCCGGGTTGATTCAGGTGGATAGCGACGAGGACTTGGCCGCGCTCGTACGTATGCCGTCACACGTTGTCACAGCATGTCACACGGTGTTACGCGAACGCGGGGTAGTGTCACGCACTGATCACGGGCTACTCGTGCACAACTTCATCGAGGCGCAAGAGGCACGCACGTCTGACAAGGAAAGACAGCGTCGCAGCCGTGCACGCCGTAGAGATATCGCGAGGTTAGAGTCGGAAGATGTCACAGCCTGTCACACGGTGTCACAGCCTGTCACGAATAGAATAGATAAGAAGAGAATAGAAAAGAATAGAGAGGGTGCACGCAAGCGCGCCCACGCCCTCCCCGATTCCTGGAAGCCGACCGACAAGCACGTCGCGAAGGCACTCGCCATCGGAGCCGACCTAGCCGAGGAGGTGGCAAGCTTCCGCGACCATCACCTGGCCAAGGGCTCGTCCATGAAGGACTGGGGGCGGGCGTTCAACACCTGGCTGCGGAACTCGGAAAAGTTCGCGACCGAGCGCAAGGCCAAGCAACCAACAGCACCGGAGATTAAGTGGCTATGAGCAAAGAATTCACAAGCGTCTCAGCCGAGGAGGCGGAATCCCGCATTATCGCGATCTGCGCCGAGAACCCAACCAAGCTAGATCTCGTGACCGCAGAGCCGGCTGACTTTCTCAGCGTCAAGTGGCGTACCTGCTTCGAGGTCCTGCGCGACCTACAGGCCGAGTACGGGGACGGCGTCGATCCGCTGATCGTCTTCGACCGAGTCAAGGACCAGGCACAGGGTATCGAGCTCTCGGATTTGATTAACCCGGAAGCGACCCCGGTCATGATCGAGCGCTACTCCGAGATCGTGCGAGAGGAGGCTTCTAAGCGGCGGTTACGCCTTGGGTTGTCTGGGGTCCTCTATGAGTTAGAAAAGGGCGCCACGGCCTCGGAAGGGCTGTCTATGGCCTCACGAGCGATCAGTGACGCGACCCTGGGCACACCAGACTCTGCACAACTCATCGGCGACATCGTCAAAGAGCGGTTTTTAGAGCTCGCCGAGATAGCGGACAGGATCGCGAAGGGGGACCAGTCGGCGACCGGACTCACGACCGGGCATGAGAAGCTGGACGAGACCCTAGGTGGACTACAGCCTGGGATCGTGACCCTGCTCGCAGCTCGCCCAGCGATGGGGAAGTCACTGCTAGCGCTCTGCATCTCGAACGCGGTCTCCAAGACTTGTAATGGGGTTCACATTTTCTCGCTGGAGGACACCCGGGCCTCGTACGCCGATCGAGTTCTGTCCATGGGCAGCCAGGTCAACTCCAAGCTGATTCGCTCGTGCCAGATCAGCCAGGGGCAGCGCATCGACCTTCAGGGTGCAGCAGAGCGAATCATGAAACGGGACAACTGGCTGGTTGACGATCGCAGCGGCATCACAGCCGAGGAGGTGGTCAGGTGCGCACGCAGGAACCGAGACAAGAACGGAACCAAGCTTGTGATTGTGGACTACATCCAGTTGGTACGTGGTGAACGTGGACAGGGCCCCAGGGACAGGATCAGTGAGGCCGTGAACTGCTTCGGCGATGCCGCTAAGGCTGACGGGATATCGTACTTGGTCTTGTCCCAACTCAACCGCAGCCTGGAGAGCCGAGACGACAAGCGGCCCTTGCTCAGCGACCTCAAGGAATCGGGCACGCTCGAGGAACGGGCTAAGGCCGTGATCATGCTCTACCGCCCAGCCGTGTATGGGGACAAGTACGCGAAGGGGCAGTACGCCGGGCGACAAATTAACGGGCAAGTTTCAGGGCAACCGATTCCCGAACATGTGATAGAAATGCATGTTAGGAAAAACTCTCAGGGGCAGACCGGGGCCGTACTCGGTACTTGGCTGCCGGAAAGGATGACGATCAAATGACCGAACGAGAACTGGGGCGCCGACTAATGCGAGTCACAGCCATATCCGAGGAACGACTCGGCCGACATACCGTAGCCGAACAGCTTCACCGAGACGTAATCGCCGACGCTCGAGCAGAAGTGGCAGAACGGGCGTGCGGGGAGTGTAAGCGGGGCAAGTGCGAGTGTGACTGGGAGATGAGCTATGTCTAAGAAAGACGAATTGATAGCGGTGATGTTGCCGCGCGATGATGTGGAGCGATTTGTCGAGACAGGTGGATGCCAGTCTGATCAGCAAAACACGGACCTGGAGCTGGAGGTGGAGTGATGTCTACCCCAAACACCTACGCCGAAGAATTCTTAGCTATCAAAAAGCGCTGGGGCGATGACGACTCAATACCAGGCCGCTCGATTATGAGGTTGGCCATGGAGTTGCGCGAGACACGATGCCGGTCTTGGGTTGTGGATATTCAACTGCAGGCGCTACTGAGGAGATATGACAATGACAAGTAATCGAAAGCACGAAATCAAACTACTACTCGGCCATCCGTGCGGAGTGTGCAAGTCCTGGGACAAGAAACTACGCGCAGAGGTCCGACGAGAGATTGCAGAATTGGAGGGGTTGGTCAAATGAGTAAAAAGAAGTACTGGGTGAGCATCCCAATCAGGGGCACTATCACCTGCGAGGTTGAGGCCGAAGACCAAGAGCAGGCTATAGAGCAGGCTTTCGAACTGTATCACGAAGACGGGTATCAGGATGGGAAGTTCAAGGAGGAGTGGGAGACCTGGGAGTCAGAGTACCTTGGTTTTACGGTGGAGGTGTCAGAATGAGCAAAGACGAATTCGAGATCGATCGCGAGGTTATTGCTGCGGCGAACAGGGCACACGAACTATGTCCAACTGCGATGACCGGAACAACTAGCCACTGTGACCAATTCATCGCCCGCGCCCGGGAACGCTGGCCGGCTGCACTGGACGAGGTTGAGCGGTTGCGCGAGGAGGGCGGAAAGTACGTTCAGGCTGGAGTAAACGGAATAGCTGAAGCCCAAGCCGAACGCGACCAACTACGGTCCGAACTCAACGCTCGCGAGAACTGGGAACACAGCCAGGCCAAGACCATTCGCGACCAAGCGGCCGAGATAAAGCGGCTTCGGGACAGGAACGCGTCCCTGGACGCACGCGCGAACAAACGCGGACTCGCGCAGGACAAGGCGATAGAGCGGATCAGGGACGCGGAAAGGGACTGGACCGATGAGTAGGCCGAGCGCAATACTGGACTACGACCGGGTACAGGTTTACGAGGACCAAGCGATCGAGGAATTGGGCGCGGCGCAGTGTTTTATGGCTTCGCATGTTAGCGCTGGACACGGATACGGAGACGGATACGGATACGGATACGGATACGGATACGGAGATGGAAAAGGGTACGGATTCGGAGACGGAGACGGAGACGGAAACGGGTACG